AATAACGCATTACGTATCATACCCTTGGCAGGACATACGGGAAACCAGAGAATATCGGGGCAAGCCGTGGTACGTATACGGTAACCCATTGCAGTGGGTAGTTGAATTTGAACGCACTGAAAAGGAGCAATAGCAATGAGCAATGAAGATTTGAAACCGTGCCCGTGCTGTGGTCAATGGCCTCGGACGCGATTAACTCAACAAAACCAAACCGAGTTTCGGTGCAAAACAGAAGGGTGCCCATTGAGCTTGGGGTGGTGTTCTGTCGCCGCATGGAACCGCCGCTACGTATGCCCCGACAAGAACGGGGAGGCAGTGTTTGCGGGGGATGGGGTGAGAGTTTTATACGGTGAAAGCCGAGACTTAAAAGGCCATGTTGTGTGGAACAAAAAACATTTAAGATGGACGGTAGTTTGTGGCGGGAAAATAGTATCGTTCTGGCAAGACCAAATCGAACTAATCGAAAGCGAGGGCAACAATGACTAAAACATGGACAGCCGCCGAACTACTTGCGAAAGGAGCAAAAGAATGGCTTTTGAAATAGCACTAAGGACTATTTGGGCAATTACCTTTTTAGTGGTTGCTGCTTTATGTGGATGGGGAACCTATGTACTTGCCAAGGATGGAGATATGCCCTCGTACATCTTCGGATCGTTTGTCGCCTTTTGTTTAACTGTAGCGGCATTGTGTGCGGCGGCTGCCTGTATGTTTTATAATGTTTAAGGAGAACTCAAAATGAAGACTAAACTACTAACCCTCATCCTGCTCGTAATAATGGGCGGGTGTAGCTCATGGGAAGCAAACAGGTCAAAGCAGGAGTTTGAGTATATCGACGGCAAGATGCGGGTAACCAAGAGCGAGACGGTCAAGGCCAAGCAGGCCCAATACTTCACCGACTCCGAACGCACGGCCATAAACTTTGTGATTCGAGGTTTAGGCACGGCAAGTATAGGCACGTCTCAGTTGGACGCCGAGAGCCTGGCTGAGATTATTAAAGCGTTGCCGTTACCGGTACAAGCAAAATTGTTTGAACTATTGGGAGTGATGCCATGATAAATTGGACAGAATTGAGGCCGAGTTTTAAGGATTGTAGCGTGTGTTCGTGCGTTGATAGGCTTGTGGAAACAGGAGTAAGCCTCGAGACCCAACTCACCGCCGCCCAGGAGCGGGAGAAGGCGTTGCGGAATCGGTTACAAGAATCCAGTCGCATAGTCGAGAAATACAAAGATGCTTGTATGGAGTGGGCAAAAGAATCGCATCATAAGGGAAAAACGCAAAATCGACTATTCTGGGAAAGACGAGCGAAGTCAATGGCAGTATTACTCAAAGATATCAAACAAGCCCTATCAGGAAAATAACCATGAGACAGTATAGAGGAAAACCAGACGGCCCCGGGGTGTAGGTGGTAGAATGACAATAGAAGCAAAGGAATGTGATATGAATAAGAAATGCAAAACCTGTGGGGGTGAGAAGCCGTTGGCGACAGGGTTTTACCTCGATGGACGCACAAAAGATGGACGCCAAAATGAATGCAAAGTGTGCTCAGGTAAGCGGCGCAACAGAAATTATGCGTTATGGCACCCAAAAACAAAGAAAAACGGAACAGTCAAGAAAGATAAAACATTCACAGAACACGAGAAAGATATATTCAAACTTGGTGTTTCGGTAGGCGAAGCACGGTGTTATGATCTTATAAAAGCGATAAATATCCAGATGCGAGCAAATCACAGGCTTTTCGAGATAATTAAAAACGCCGACGAACGCGACGCCAGACTCCCCATAATCCCCGAGTGATGCACAAAAACAACGCTGGATGTTTATTTTTTACAACGTCCGGCGTTTTTATGTTGACATAACCCCCCAGATGCCGTATATTCTCATATATGGCAAAGACAGTAGCTGAGATAGACTACTCAAGGCGACTCAAGAACTGGCAATGGGAACAGTTCTGCCAAACATATCTAATCACGAACAACGGGGCCGAAGCCGCAAGGGTGGCTAAATACAGCCTAAAAGGGGTCAATGGAACAGGGTCCCGGCTGTTAGCAAATGTTAGCATCGCGGGGAGGATTGCATACCTAAAGGGCCAACTTGCCAAAAAGAGCGATATAGACGCCCAGAGGGTGATCAATGAGTATTCAAAGATCGCCTTTGCCAATATCCAGCAATTCCTGGACAGCAAGAACCAAGTCCGAGACATATCCGAACTACCAGCAGACGTTGCCGCGGCTGTAGAGTCAATCCAAATAGACATACGGCATGACACAGTGGGCCCAGGACACACAGAGAAGGTCAAGTTTAAGCTATGCAGTAAGCTCGGAGCCCTGAATGACTTAGCGAGGCACTTAGGGTTGTTTGAGAAAGACAATGACCAATCGAGGACTCAGGTTGCCATCCAGATCGTCAATTACTCGGGGGCCTCACAGTGATACCAAGTGCGGAGTACAACTTGACACTTCAGCGACATGAACTCCAAGTCCTTGACGCTTTCGACACGATGCCCGCCGACCTCGATGCGATCATTCGCTTTCTGTACCTTGAGTGGCATAGGCGCGCCCACAAAACAACGTTGTTTATACGTTTAGCAGTACGCGAAGCCTGCAAATACAGCAAGTCAAAGTACATCTATATCGCTCCTACGCAAGTATGGGCTCGAAATGTTGTTTGGGATGACCCTACGATGCTGTGGGATGCACTGCCAGACAAGGCAGAGATGGGGTACAGTGTCAATCAGCAGAAAATGCTAATAACGTTTGCAAACAGGTCTATGCTCAAATTCGGAGGGTCAGATGAGCCGGATGCCTTGCGGGGGCCAGATTGCGACGGTGTGGGTTTTGACGAATGGGCTCTGCATAAACATAAAATATGGGGTGAGATATTCCGTCCGATTATAGCCGGGATGCCAAAGCCGGGACACCGGCCAAGGTGGGCTATGTTTATGTATACGCCCAAAGGCGACAACCATGCAACACGGATGTTCAACAATGCCGCAAACATTGAAGTTGAAGGCGAACTGCCGACCCGTGGAGCGGCGACCAACTGCAAGCGGGCCAACTTCGCGAGCCGCCTGATAGCCGACGTCTCGGGCATTATTCCACGCGAAGAGCTGGACGTGATGCTTCAAGAGGTCGCCCAGGGCATTATTACCCAAGAGGAATACGACCAGGAGATGCAGTGTCGGCGACTGACAAGTGAGGAACGAACCTTAATCACGTCGGCAATGCTCGAACGGCTCAAGACCGTCAACTGGGATTCGCTGCGGATCACGATACCTGAGACCCGGCGGATCGTAGCTATCGACCCGGCGTTTGGCGGCGATCAGTGTGCATTGAAGGGCATGGAGAATGGGCGGATCAAAGAGGGCGAGGAAAAGCAGGTCAACTGGACCATGACTCATGAGGTCGTATTCGAGGGCAAGGAGATGGCCCGACGGCTTGGGACCAAGAACTTTATCGTTGACTGTATCGGTAACGGCAAGGGGGTTGCAGACGGGCTCAAGATCGACGAGGCTGGCTACAACGTCCAATACTTCAACAGCGCCGAGAAGGTCGAGGATTCCGATCGATTCGCCAATAAGAAAGCCGAAGCGGTTGAGTGGGCAGCCCAGGAGATACGGCAGCTTAAAGTCGAGCCGATAGCCGACCCTGAGACTCGCAGGCAGCTTGTGGCGCTGTCCAGGTACAAGATAACCAACAGCGGCAAGATGATCATGCTGAAGAATGACGAGGTCAAGAAGGACCTTGGCTGTTCTCCTGACCGCGGGTTGGCTTATGTTTACGGTCGGTACGGCATCAGGCGCGTAAAGCCTGAGAGTCCTCGAATGTTAGAGCGTGAGCGGCCACAACGTCGGCATGCGATGAGTATGTGAGAAAGGACTATAGATGTTTCACAGAATAAAACAGTGGATTTACAATAAAAGACATGGTGTTGTTGTATTAAACAGACAAGATATGATGAGGTTTCTGTTATGGTTGAGAGGCGAGCAATGAAGCAAAAAGACATAACGTGGGCGACTGTGGGCATTTTGATTGTGTGCCTGATAATGGCTTTGACGAGCGGGTGTAAGGATAAGGAGGCCGAAGCTGGGGGCATCGAGATTGATTTTCCTATTGTTATTGGTGGCGATGAGAGTACGCCATGCGACCCGGACGACTTTTGCCGCATTGAATATGACGAGAATGGCGACTTTACTGTCATTACGTGCAAGGTCCACGAGCCGGAGCCGCTTGTCTTTGATGAGGGCGATGTGGTTTGGGATGTTATTGAGTTTGATACAGACGCACCCGCGGTCCTGTTTACCGCAGATACCATTGGTGCCGACCCGAACGGCCTCATAATCATCGATGATTGGATGGATGAGGCAATGGACATAACATTCTGCATGGGTAACACAGAAGTTGTATTTACATGGACCGATGAAAAGTTCGACGTGATTTACGACGCCAACGACCTTGCGGGAGCGGCAAAGACGTTCTTCGATAGCATGAGACCTTATCTTAATGCTCATATTAAAGACGCTGCAGAACGGCTAAATGAAAGGGCCAGTCAATGAAGTGGAAAATAGTATGTATCATAATCGCATTGGCCGCAGCAGTATCACTGAGCGGGTGTATTGAGGAAGAGCAGACCCCGCAGGCCCAGACGCCTATCTGGGGCCAGGGCGACCTGCCGCCTCAGTGGGTTGAGTATTTCGACGATGACAATAAGTCTCGGCTGGACTTTAAGCAGAGCCTTATTATCGACGAACTTACCCGACGAGTTCGGACGCTTGAGATCAACCAGTATATTCCTGATCCGAACGAATGAGGGCGGCATAATGGCAAACACAGAAGCCGAAAACAAAAAAATCGAAAAGGTCAAGAAGATGCGGGTCGACGGCATGAACGGCTCGGATGACCTTTTCGAGCGGATGATCAAGTCGGACGATTTCCGGTCCGGGCGGCAGTGGGAGCCGGTATTACGCCAGAGCATGGAGGATAAGGGCAAGTTCGCATTGACTATCCCGCTGATTAAGCCGCAGATCAAGCAAGTGGCAGGCACAGAGATCAAGAACCCGCGGCAGATCACGGTAACGCCGACCAGGACCGGGACCGACACCATTGCCAAGCTGTTGACCGCGTGCGCCAAACAGGTCTTTGACGCCGAGCGGATGCGATTCGAGAAGTCGCAATGTTTTGAGTCAGGTATCGCCGTAGGGACAGGCGTCATGGTCGCCACGAAAGACCTAAACGAGGATCCCAAGCACGCAAATATCAAAATGGAGCGGGTGGTTGAGCATGAGGTGCTTTTCGACCCAACCTGCATCATCTACGACATAAACCACCGGGAGCAGGGTTGCAAGTACGTTATCTGGGAGCCGTGGGTTGACAAGGATTTGATAAATGCTGAATATCCAGCGAAGAAAGAGGAGTTGGCCGCTCTGGGCCATTCAACCACAGGCGAGGGTGTCGTGTTCGGCGTGGTCAATACAGTCATCGACTTCTTGACAGGCCGGCGGCGCAGGAACGAAAAGTCTTTCGCTATAAATACCCGGACGGACACAGACGTCCTGTCCAGGGCAAGGTTCAAAGTATCGCATACATGGTGGAGGGAGCCGAAGACATGCGTTTGGTGGTTCGATAACCGGGAATCCGAAATGGAGGCCCGTTTACTTATGGACGATAAGCAGATAACGAGGGCGAAGAAAGAGACAGAAGCAAACCCCGAAGTTTTCTCGGTCGAAGAAGTGATTTGCAACGTCATCCACCACACCATCAGGGTAGGCGATATTTTCCTTGAAGATCGTGTGAACGAATGGAATACGCTGATGTACCCGGTTTTCCCGTTTTGGCCTTATCTCGAAAACGGCAATAAGGGCAGTATGACCGAAGATATGATCGGCACGCAGGAGGAGATTAACTGGCTGCATTCCCAGAGCCTCAACATGGTCAAGCAGCTTGCAAACACAGGATATATTATCGGAAGCGACCCTCTCGGTGAGAATACGACATGGCTGGAGAGGCACGGCAGTGAGGATGGAGTCGTGATAGATAAGTCGAAATTCGGTGATTCTGTCGAGAAGGTGAAGCAAAACGAGTTCCCGACAGCGATGACCATACTTGAGGAGCGGGCCCAGGAGAACCTGCGAAAAGAGTCCGGCGTCCGGCTTGAAGACCCAACAACCGATAAGGACAGGGTCGCTTCGGCGATTGCTTTGAAGCAACAGAACGCCTTGACGGGTACGGCTTCGGTATTCCGTAACTGGGACTGGACAACGACAATCCAAGGCGACTTCATTATCCAGGTCATCCGCAACAACGACATTTTCAGTGAGGACGAGATACGCGAGATCGTTGACCGCGAGGACTTGCTGGACAAGGAGTTCATGGAGTTCGCCCGGCAGGTCGTGACCGAGCAGTTTGAGCAGCAGGGTATCGTAATCGATGAGCCTGAAAACATTGACATTACCGCTCTTCAAAATGCCGCCCCCGAAACCCAACAAACAATGATCGAACTGCTACAAAAAGATTTTCGTATTTTCAATGAGTTTCAGCAGATTATCAATGCCGAGGCGTTACCGATGGCCGAGGCCATGTTGCTTGATTCAATCCGCAGCATGAGGAAGGGCAAGTACAGTACAAAGGTCGGCTTGAGCCCGCTGTCCGAGACAATGCGTATGATCAAATCAGCGGAGTTGTTTGAGCTCCACAAGATATTAATTGAGGGTGGAGATATCGGGCTTGATGGTGATACGTTGATTGATGGCACTGACGTCGACAACAAGGAAGAGATCAAGGCAGGCAGGAATCGGAAGATCCAGCAAGTCCAGCAATCAGACGCCAATGTTAGTGTGTCGAGGAGTGCATGATGGAGAAATTACCCAACATTGATGTTGAACTGACGACTTTCGAGGAAGTTGTTGACCATCGCGAGAAAATAAATGAGATTGTGGCTTTCGTGAATAGCATCGTATCGACCGCGGGCGGGTTAGAATTCCAGCCGCAGAGTGAGGACGCAACTACCGCAGCCGCAGCCGTAAAAGAATATCTCAAAACGGAGTTGACATAAATGGCAACGAAAATAGTCACTGTAAAAAGTTGCGAGGAGTGCGTAGAGTGCTTGAAAAACTAAAACAGTGGATAAAGAAACATCCTCCTGCTCGAACTAAGTCGGAGCAGATGCAATTAAAGAATCTAATCAAACAAAGGCTAAGAGAAGGGGTGTGGTCGGCACGGGATACCCCTGAAATGTTTTGCATAGACAGACGAATAACGGAAGCCGATTATGCCAAACTTGAAGCGGTCGCCATTAAAGAAAATCTCTTGCGGCAAGAAAGGGAGGAGAGATGGGTGTTGGCGGAAAACTTGACACCCTTGGAAATGCGACTCTTCCTTGGAACTCCGGCGTATAAATTTTATGGATGTGCAAAGAGGCCGACGGATATGAGGCCGGAAAGAATTTATCCGTGCAAGTGCCTGAAACGAGAATCGAGGGCTCGATTTTTGAAATGGCACCAGAAATTGCACGGGGCGATGGCAGGATGGTACGCAGGTATTAAGTGTGAATTCTGTCGCGGGTCGGGGATCATAACGACAAAAGAAGAACACAGATGTTTCATACCCCTGCTTACGGCAGAAAAAGCTATACAGTTGGTCGAAGCAGACAGACAGGCACAGGTAGCATAAATGGGCGTAGCAGCCAAAAACAAGAATTTCGTCAACAAGGGCGAACTCGACTTCTACCAGGGCGGCGGGGTCGGCTGGCATCCTGACTACGTTAAGACGTTTGAGGGACAGGAGCATCGGGACAATGAGCGATATGGCAAGAACTTTAGCCGCATGAAAGGTGTTTGTAAGAAATGCGATCATTTTGACAAGACAGTCGATAAGGCCGACGGGAGTCATTGTAAGTTGGGAAAGGGCGTAGCGTGTACGAAGTAAAAGGACATGACAGCAAAGGTGGCGACGGGTTGGTAATACAGCCTCGGAAGCGAAGAAAACGCAAAACCCGCAAGAAATACCGCGGTGCCGCCAAGAACATGCCGGAGTTTAAGCCGGAATGGATAAATGCGTTCATAATCATGCTGCTGCACAAGGCGGGCGGCTCTCAATCGCTGACGCTTAAACAGTTGAAGGCGTTCGACGAGGTATCGACAGATAAGCAGCCTCATTTTTCATGGGATGGCGAGACCCAGACGTTTACGATAAAAGCGCCGGAGTATGTATTGCCGGTGATTGAAGTGGCAGAGAAACCGAAGTTGATTATTTAAGGAAGTTGTTATGACGAAAACCAAGGACAAAACGAAGCCGCCGGAAGTGATCATTGGCGAAGGCGACAAGGTGTGCGTTGAGTATGAAGAAGGCCCTTGTATGGGGATCGTCAGCAGCGTTAGCGACGGAAAGTGCATTATTGGATTTGACGATGGCACAGAGGACACAGTTGACCTGGCGGCTGTCAAACTCATATCTAAGGCCGGGCAAGAAGCTACGGGCGATGATGTTACGAAACCGGCAACCAAATCAAAGGCCGCAAGCCCGAACGCCCAACAGCTTGAGAAGAAGGCCGATGTACTTCGCAGGAACCGCGTTGACTCCGCAAACAAGGAGGCAGCGGACAAGCGGGCTACCATTGATGCGGAGAAAGCAGGCAAGCCGCTGACGGCGGAAGAAAAGGTGTTCATGGCGAGAGTAGGGCCCAAGATGAACGGCAGAAAGTTCCGTCGAGGTGATAATGAGGTAGTGTCTGCAAGGCAAACGAGTTTCCCGTCATCCGCCGAGATAACTCGGTATGCACGACTGAGAAGGCAGAGAGGAGGCTGAGATGCCACATACACGGACAAAAACAGCGTTCCCGGAGGCTTTTAAGCCAAAGAAGCTGTCCGAGGTCAAGGATAAGGACGAGAAGCGCTGGATGATTGAAGATGCCGCCAGAACCTTACAGCGGTCGGTTGAAATTGAGCGAGAAATCGCTGAAATGAAGGAACTCGACCCGAAACTATTCGCGGCGGCGCAGGCTCTCGTAGACCAGCAAATCGCTGATCTAAAGAAGGCCAAGACAACCTAACCTGACGGGCAGGAGGAAAACCCGGTATTACCTGACCGCGTGGGTATCGCGGGACCGCCGGAAGGCGGATGTTTTGGTGGGTTCAGAAAAAACCCACCCTCTACTGTAGAGGTTACAGGATTCATTTACGGCTCACTCAGCCGGGAAAAAAGGAGTTTTATTGTGGAAACTGAACAGGGTACGGACAATCAGAATTTGGAAACAGCTCCTCCGGCAAGTGAGTCGGCTTTCTCCGAGAAGGCCATTGAGACAATATCAGGTTTGAGGACGCGAGCGCAGGCAGCGGAAATGAGAGCGGAAAGAGCAGAGGGAATCTCGGAAGGGCTGCAAAAAGCAGCAACCAAAGAGGCTCCACCTGTAAAATCGCCTCTGCAATTAAGGGCAGAGCAGGATGGCGTAGGCATCGAAGAAGTTCAGATGGATGGTGCGTTATACCAGGCTCAAAAGAGACACGATGACCAAGTGGCCAACCAAGCGGCGGCAAAAAAGGCAAAAACTGACGCAGACGCAACGATTAGTAAGTCGATGGCTGCGGCAAAGCTCAAAAACGCCGACTGGGAATCTGTTGTTACTGTTGGTCAAGAGCATCTTACTCTGCTCGAACTGAACGCTATCGAGAACGCTGGTATGGATTATGGTAAAAAAGCCTACGATCTGTGCAAAAAGGCTGCTGAGCGAGCAAAACCAAAGACTGAGACTCCGGCCCCCGAAAAAAAACCGGGCGAGCCAGAGGACAAAACGACCCAAAAGAAACCGGAACCGCTAACGCAGCAGGAGATACTTGATGCTGTAGGCGATGCCGATCCGAACACAAGGGCCGTAATGGAACTATAGCTTGCCCCCAACTAAAGGGGCAACATAATGTATGAGTTTGGTTTGGCCGATAGATTCGGCCAGGATAACTTTGTCAACTTCTCCAAGCAAGGCTTGCGTGACTGGGCCATGGGGAAACAAGAGGCAGAAACCGACTTTGTCGGCATGCCGTCGAAGTTCAGGCGGTTTTTCACATCGACCAGTTACGCATTCACCGACCCACGCGCCCAAACTGTGTGGTCATTAGCTGTTTTTGCTTATGGCCTGCAGAATATGTTCTTTACGGGCATGATGGGCAAGGACAGGAATTCGCTAATCCACGTCAATACTGACCTTCTCACGAAGAAGGGCGGTACCATCATCACGCAATCCCGGCAGCCGCTTGATAATGTGGGCGTCGGCGACGATGGCAACACGACCGGCAACGAAGGCCAGATCAGGCGACGGAATATGTCGACTGAGGTCCACGGTCGCGCCAACAGCACAGTCTCGGCGGGCGATGTCAGCGAGCAGCTTACGGCCTCAGAGTTCCGCGAGGATTCAAGGGTGGACCTCGGTGAATGGTTGTCCGAAGCGATGGAAGATGACATTAGCACGTCCGCAGCGGGCTTGTATAACGTCAATTCGTCCAGCAATGACATCCAGACGATTAACGAGTCGTATCCTACGTCTGACCGCATTCATTACGGCGGGCAAAACGCGGCGGGTACATTGGCGACGGCAGGTGGGGTTGTGGGTGCGTCATTCGGAACCGACGCCTTACTGTCAGCGGACACATCGGCAAACAACAGATTCGGCACCACGATCATGGAACTCATCAAACGGAAAATGATTGCAGCTACACCGCGGTTCCGGCCTGTCATAGTCCGCGACGTGTCGAAGATGAACCCGGACGATGTTCGGTCCGGCAAGTTTTCAGGCCCGGTCCTTGCGAAGATTTTTATCGTCCTGGTCGACCCGCTCCAAATCAAGGACATCAGAGCGGAAACCGGGGACAATAGCTGGAAGGTCATGCAACAGCAGGCCAATATCCGCGGCAACCTGAATCCTATCTTCACCGGAGCCGAGTTCTACCACGACGGGATGCTCGTGTTCTCTTATGACCGCATCCACAGGCGAACCGGAGCGGGTGGCACAACGCTCGCTGAGGGCTTCCTGCTCAATCCAGGGCGGACGGCTACAACCGATGCTGTTGAAAGCGCCAGGACCGTTGCAAGGTCGCTGTTCATGGGCGCTCAGGCGATTCACTTTGGTTGGGCCAAGAAACCAGCATGGTCCGAGGACTTTGTCGATAACGACAAGCCCAAAATCAAGGTCGCGACGATCTACGGCGTCAAGCGTATTATCTATAACGCTCACGGGACATCGAGTCCGACTTCGGACGAGTCGATTTTCGTTCTTGACACCGAGGTTCAGGTGGATGCGTAAGGTCAAACGGGCGATTTAGTCCAAACGAATTCTTTTAAGGACACAGTCAAATGAAAAAGATATTTCTTGTAGCGATGTTGCTCCTCTTTATGGGGGCGGCATTTGCTCAAACAAACGCACCGTGGCATAGCATTACAATCGTTGACGAAAGGGGCGTCACGGTCACCGATATTACTTCGGTGGAAATCTACGCGCCAAATACGACGACGGATGCGATTATTTTCTCGGACCGGGGACTCAACAAGACTATGGAAATCCCCATCACCGAAGTCTCGACTAATACCACGCTAATCGATGGTGTGCTGTCATGGTATGGTCCGGACGGATACGATTTCAGTATCACCGATGGTACAAACATCCTGACAAACGCGAATCATCGGACCCGAACGGCAACGGAGGGCACCCTTGTTTTCCCCTCTTACATCGTGGCGATTAGTTCGACTACGTATGCCGATGGTGCAACCGCGACATTCGGTTCAAGCGCCGACTGGGTTGCTGAATCGGGCACTGCATCAGATCGGATGACGTGGACGCCGGCAACCCCCGATACTTCGGCGTACTGGATTGGCAATACGAGTTTTCCGGCCGATCTGAATTTATGGGGGGCTACCTCCACCTACAATCTCACATGGGACGCGAGCGACAACAGGTTTGAGTTTAACGACAATGTGATATTATCTGTCGGAACAGGTAACGATTTTACTATTACGCACGTTCCCAATACCACTACCATAGCCGGGACGCACACCGTAACCGGAGTAGTGACGCAACAAGGGGATGTATTGTTCGACGGAACTGCTGCCGATATTCGTTGGGATGCCTCCGAGGATACTATGGGCGTACTTGACGACGCGGTTGTCGGGTTTGGCAATACCGCCGCCGCGCCAGATATTGAAATAAAGTGGGATCAGACCGACCTGGACGTTACAGCCGTAGCCGATGGAACTATCTGGAAATGGGGCAACGGCACAAACGACTTCGATATGTGGTGGTATGGCAGCGATGCGGCAGATTATATGATCTGGGACGAAGGGGCGGCAGAGTTAAGATTCCAGGATGCTCACCTACAACTTAACGATGATGGTACGATTATTTTCGGCACAAATGATGATTGGACAGGGACTTCGGCTACAGCCAAAAAACTGCTTTGGACACCGGCTACAGGCGATGGTTCTGATAGTTTCGATATTGGTGCCACAACCGCCGGTGCGGATTTCCAATTATGGGGTGCCGATACAGCAGCCGCTATGATTTTGTGGGATTCGGACGCCGATGCACTCTTGGTTGATGCTGCTGATATTTTCCTGGGCGACAGCGACCTACTTGTGTTTGGCGATGCTGTCGGAACCGGCGATATCAAGATTTATGCAACTGGCACAGACCTTATCATTGACGGTATTATTGCTGAGACGGGGACTGTTTCTATCGGCTTGACTGATTTAGGCCTGGATTTCAAGTTGTGGGCCGCTACTTCTGCCGAAGGTGTGCTGTGGGATGCTTCCGATGAGGCTCTTGAGTTTACCGGCGCTAATCTGACTTTGGATTCTGCCTCGGGGATAAATTTTCCGTTAGAGGTTGTTGCGGCAACGAATGTAATAACAACAGACGAAGCTGGAAAGATATTCGTTCTTAGTGATGCGACAGAGTTTGCGTCAACGCTCCCTACTGCATCGACGGCTGCTGGTATGGTTGTAACTTTTATCATTGCAGACGCCCCCGAAAGTGCTGACTATACTATTTCTACCGGGAATACCCATGAAAACATCATGTATGGTATGGTTCTTGAGGCTGACGTAGATACCGGCGATGATGGCCCAACTGCGCAGGCACAAGACCGTTGTAACTTCAAAGACGGCGTTGCTGTTATTGGCGATTACGTCATACTTATTTGTGATGGTACAAATTGGTACGTGAGAGGTATGACTGCTGCTGACGGTGGCGTTACGTTTGATACACAATAAGCATTAGTTTAAGTAGAACTAACAGGCCCGGCTTTCGGGTCGGGCCTGTTTTTGGAGTTATCATGGCGATTGACAAAGCTGACATTCTATCATTCGTAAAAGTCGCACTACTTGAAACGACATTCGCTCAGGCCGACGTGGATCCGGCGATCAAGGCAACTTTGACGGATTTAGCGAAATACAACCTTCTGACAGCCGAGCCAGTTGAGATTGCGGCAGTGTCGGGCGCAAAAACGATTGATTATCCGACACTTTTCAAGAGACTCATAACGATTCAGCCCAACGACGGGAGCAACGACAGGAATCCGTTGATTGCCCTGCCCGGTGGGTACAAAGAGTATCTGCGAAAAACAGAAGGGTTACAGGTCAGTTCAACTCCCGGCCAGATGTGGTTTGCGGAGTACAACAAGAAGTTTTTTATCTACCCGACACTGAGCCAGGACATTACTTTTACAGTCGACTACTACCAGCATTCGGCAAGAAACGTAGACAGTATCGCTTACGGCGATGAGTTTGCCAACGCCCTTGATTACGGGGCTACCTACCACGCGGCGTTGTTCCATAAAAAAATAAGCTATATTGATGTGTGGCTGCCAATTTACCTGGCAGAGCGAGCCACGATGATAGCCATGAACCCACCTCAACCAAGTATTGTAGGGAGATAGTTATGAATAAGCACCCGATTAAATCGAAAACGATCAACAGCGCAATTATTATTATCATTATCGCCCTGATGAACATTATCGGTATCGGCGATAAACAGATTGCGCAAACTTACGACACGATGACCGACGGCAAGGGCACAACCGAACAAGTCAAGGACATCGGCGTTGTTGCGGGGGCGATAGGTGTCATCTACGGCAGATACAGGGTCGGGAAAGGCAAAGATGAAAACAAGAAATAAAATAATCTTAATCATTGGTCTTCTCTGGCTTTCACCGACCATTTGCGCGGCTTTGTATGCGCCGATCAACATTGTCAAGACGCTGATTCAGAGTTCGATGGGCACGGTCTATAACGACCTGATTGACACTTCCTTGCCGGGCGGCGGAGATTCGCCCGCAGAGGCCGACGACAACATGCGGCGAATACAGGCGGGCTTTCAGGAGATCCTTGCAGTAGAACATAACGTCGACCTTACAGGCACGGTGATAACAGGCGACGCTACGCACACGAACATTACCACGGATTCTATCGTCAACGCCGGTACAATGACCACAGGCAGCACGTTGGGCGTTACAGGCGACTTTGCGGTCAATACGGACAAGTTCACTGTTACGGCGGCGAGTGGCAACACGCTTGTCGCCGGGACTCTTGATGTTACGGACGAAACGACGCTTACGGGCGGCCTTGCAGCGACAACTATGAGTGGCGCCTTAGCAATGGGCTCTAATGAAATAACAGGGCTTGATGCAGGCGATGCGTCTGGTGATGCAGTACATTTCGGACAATGGAAGTTTAATAATGTAGCTGCCGCAACTCCGTCCGGTGGAAATGACTCGATAGGTTCAACGACCTCTGCTAACGGCGTGATAACGAAATGGGGCAGTATAGCCAAGTCCTCTACTGATACCACTGTGACTTTTGCGACTGCTTTTCCGACTGCTTGCTTTCAAGCTATAGCTTGTGCTGGTAACGACACGGGAACGAATAACTCAGACACGACGACACATACAATAACTGCTGCATCATTTAAGATACGAAATACTAACTTCGCTGTTGTTGACGAAGTAAGATGGTTTGCGGTGGGGCGGTAAATGGCGGATTTTGCAATAATAAGCGGCGAAGTCGGTAAAAACGAACAGATACCGACGATTCGGCTGGACGAAGCGTTCATGGCGGACGAGTCGCTTAATATGCGCGTGCGGCATGGGGAGGCCAAGTCGATCAAGGGCAGGCTTGCCGAGTTGTTTGATTCCGAGAGCGTAAAGATTGCAACGCCGACCGATGTATTTGCGATAACATCCATTGTCTCAGGAACGAAAACAATCAACATCACCGGCGACCATTCGGCAGGATCGACAGCTTTAGGGGTCGGCGATACGATCAGGGTCAATGGCAACGACGAAGATGGCAATAATATCACGTTTACAGTTGACACTCTCCCAACGACGTCGAGTATAGTTACCGTGGAGGCTATCACGACAGATGCGGGGTCCGGCAGCGTATTCGTAGGCACAACGCCGGTCATTGAATACCATCGACACGTCAGGCAGGTCAACCAGGCGGAGTTATTGCTTCTGGCGACGGTCAACCATGTTTTTCTGTGGAACGCTACGGATAAGTCGCTGACTGTAAAGTTCACGTCCGGGACACCTGATACGGTCGAGCATTGGAGTATCGTTACCCACCTTGACGACGTTTACGCAACGAACAATATTGACCTCGTCCAAAAATGGTTTGTCAATCAAACCGGTGGAAGTGTCAGTAATAGCTTCGCTGACATGGGCAGTGCGTCGGGGGTTGATGTTGAGGATGGAACTACGTTCGTCGTAAAAGCCCGGTTCCTTGCGAGCTATGAGTCGTATTTATTCCTGTGCTATGTTACTCACAACAACAACGACGTTTTCCCACTGAGAGTCAACTTTTCCACCCGGAGTGACCCGACGGACTTCGATATCAACAGTAACGGTGATGCGGGGTTGAAGAATTTCGACAACACACCGGATTTCCTTGTCGGTGCGGGCAAGTGGCAAGGCAACCTCATCATGTTCAAGCAGGAACGGCATATAAGGGGCACACTCGTAACAGACCCGATTGTGTTTACATGGCTGGAAGAAGAATTAAAGGTAGGTGCGATTTCGCAACATGCGATCAGCAATGACCGGTCAGGCCGATTATATTGGCTTGCTTCCGATCTGACCATACGAGAGATACGCACGCCGATAGACGTGTCGGCCCTGGTTGATAAGACAATCAAAAACCTCAATACGTCGGTTGCCGAGTTTGCGCAAATGACGTTCATCGATGCTTTCGGGACAATCAATCTGGCGTTTGCTTTCGGGAGTTCCGAGACAAACGATAAGATTATAAGTTTCAATCCGGCCACGGCGGATAGTTTCATTATAGACTTGCCTGTCAGGGCGTTCGGCAAATACACCAGGCAAACGGCGTTTACATACGACAACCTGCCCTACGCCAACTATGACGATTGGGGTGCGGCGTGGGATAACAAATACGACTCGAATCTAACAGTTGTCGGGTTCCCGCTTATCCTGGTATCGGATTACAACGGCGATACGTTCGATATGTATATGTCAGAGTCAGACGACGGCAACGACATGACGCGGGCCTTTGTTTTCAATACGAATCTCGGGTCGCTCTTTCCGTTTAATCGAGTTAATAATGGGATGTACGTTACCTTTCGCAGGCGAACGGCGGGAAGTTTCGTTTCGGTGTATATCCGAGACAACGAATCAAGCGGATGGACTTTCCTTGGCACGATGTCGCTTACCGCTTCCAATAGCCGAGAGTTCGTGATTCCACATCTACCGTTTGATGTGAGGTTTCAAAATGCGAATATAAAACTTGAGAGTACGGCATTGATGGATGTTATCGGAATAGATTTCCGGGACTTTGAGGAAGACGATGATCGATGAGCTTATTGCCTTCTCAAATCCCGTTCGAGCGAGTCGCAATAGAAAATATAGAAAGCGTGGAAGATATGAAAAGATGGCTTCATAATTTCATGCGGGAATTCGACGCATGGTACGAAAACTTTTACAGCAATATAATTGAAGGCGGTTTTTTGGCGAACACGTGGCGTGTAATCAATAACGAAAATGGTGACTTAGAATTTCAGAAATGGGATGGTGCAGAATGGCAAGAAGCAGGTATTATACATGGCTCTTGATCCTTCTGGCGGGCACTTGTTTCGGGACCCGCGGCGACCGTGAATTCCCGAGCAATGGTAATAAATTAATCTGGCCTGCCGGAGAAATGGTGCTTGATGATTTCGGTGACGGCAGCCCTAAGATGACGCTTGTGGACACCCCGCTAAATAATATGGTGCTCAGGCCGTCGTTTATCTCGCTACTGGATGGTAATTTCCAAATAGATGCGCTTTCAAACGGCGCTGACATTAAATCTTTTAATGGTTTCCTGGCTTTTTCTATCGGTAACAGGCTTCCACGGATAGATATAGAACGCACAGGGATCACGCTGAATTCCCTTACTAACAACATAATTCTTGAAACACAAGGGGCTACCATCGAAGTAATTGGCGACCTCGATGTTACTGGCACTATTTTCAATGATGCTTTAGGTACAGGTTCTTCTTTGAAGCTATCTGGAAGTAGTGCTAATGAACTTCTTGTAGTTGCTGCGTTTACTGACGTTGTTCAGGAGTCTGATGGGTCGCCGTTTCAATTGCGGATTACTGGCAATTTCACCGATGGCTCGGATGCTGATTATGTAATAGAGATAGATGGCACTAATCCTGATACGTACAAGTGGAGCAAGGACACGATAGAGCAGGCGACGGGCGTGGCTGCGCCATTCACCTTTACAACGCTGGACGCTGGAATCAGAATAGCGTTCCTTGATTCCGGATCAGATGTTTTTGTTCTTGGGGATCAATGGTCTTTCACTGCCGTTGCCAACCCCGCGGTAATTCTTAACGTCGACACACAGACACCGCTTGTCACCATCGACGCTCTGATCGTTACGACCACAACGATTTTAGGCGGCAACCTCGCTATGGGCGGCAATGACATTACGGCCGCCGGAGATATTGACGCCGATTCGCTGGACGTTGACGCACTGGTAGTAAACACCAGCACGGATTTTAACGGCGTGAATTTAACGAATACGGGCAATGTCATCCCGTCCGCCTCTTCCAAACAACTTGGCAGTGGTACTTTTAATTGGGTTGGTATTTTTCTCGATGGTACCATCGGCATCCCCGCTGTTAATCATACTTTAGATTTCAATATAGGCACCAGCTTTGACTTTCTTATGGGAAACTCCACGGATGTTGTCCTGAACTTCGACGGCAGCGGGGTAAATAGAGGGAAATACACGTATGAAAGTGATAACGACCTGTCTATATTCGACCATGACATGCAACTTGACGCTGGGCTCACCGTAGACACTACTACGCTGGTAGTTGAACCAATTACTCATCGGGTGGGGATAGGGACGGCGAGTCCGGAACACGAACTGACGATACATACTATAGCCAACGCAATGAGTGGTGCAAATATTGATGTATCTAATTTAACAGTAGATTTGCACAACTTGGGCAACGATAATGGAGAGGGTATTGGTATAGGTTTTGGTATTACAGACGGGCCAGCAGCTGTTGGTGCAGCAATAGTTCACGAGAGGGTGGGGGCCGCTTCTTATGGCAACTTACATTTTGCCACCAAACCTTCTGGGGGCGGTGCAGATATACCAATTAGAGTAACTATTTTACATGATGGCAACTTAGGCATAGGCGAAATCGCCCCCGAAAACCTTCTTGAAATGACCTCCACTGAACCATACATCACCCTGCACAACAGCACAGTCGAAGATGGCGATGGTGGGCGTGAGTCTCGTTTGAACTTCAAAGGTCACCAGACAACGGCTTCGGCTGAGTCCACCCTTGCCCGCATAGAAGTAAGCCACGACGGGGCGGCTGATGACGAAAAGGGGAAGATGGTATTCAGTGTCAACACAGGTGCGTTGGGCGATACGCCTGCCACTGCCCTCACTATCGACTCTGGTGCAGACGTTGCTATCATTAACAGCCTCACGGTAAACACAACAGACTTGGTAGTGGATGCGGTGACCCATAGAGTCGAAATAGGTTCTGCGGATGGTTCGGATAAGATACAGATATTTCACGATACTTCAAATGTGTTTATTAAATGGACTAAGGGGCAGTTTATATTTCAGACAGATGAGGGGACGAATACAGAAACTATTTTAATTTTGAACGGAAAGGGAACTGGTGCGGCTCGAATCCAAATGGAGGGCCAAACGATATTTAGGGTTCTTGACTCACCAACCACGCTATCTTTGGTTCCATTTGCCGGTATTAACATTGGGATGTTTGAAGCCGCCACTGATGCTGAAACGCCGGAAGTACATATACATGGTTTCCCGACCGGCCTGAGCAATAAGTTCGGCTCTTTCCAAATCGTAGACATAGGCTCTGCCGAGTGGTTCCAAATAGGCACAGATGGGGCAGGGGTAAGTATCCCGGAAATTACTCGCATAGGCGATGGTGGGACAACAGACTATTCTGAGTTTGAAGCCGACGGAACGCTTGAATTCAATGGTGCGGCTACGGTATGGGCCGACTACGTAACGCCCCTGAGCCGCGCCCTGTTCGGCGGAGCGGCAAATGACCCGACTCTTACAAAGGTAGCCGATGACGGAGCCGGTTCTGCCGGTGTGTGGGCGTTTGTGTTCGGCGATGGCGATGAAGTTCTGGCAACTGTCCAACTGCCTCATAGTTGGAAAGAGGGCAGTACGATATATCCGCATATCCATTTCTTTACAATGACAGACGTTGACCCGTCCGACAACTTCGATATGGACTTCGAGTATTGGTGGGCGGACCAGGGTGAGGATTTTCCGGCAAATACGACTCTTGTTACAACCACGCACGCGACAGGGGTAAATTCGCAGTATCTGCACCAACTCGGAAACCTTACTGTCGCTGGGATAGACGGTACGGGGCACACTATTTCGTCCGTGTTGATGATAAGGATTGGGCGGGAGGCATCGGTTGGTGATAATTATGCCGGTGGCGTGGCGATATTGGATTTTGACGTACATTATGAAAAAGATACGATAGGGTCCAGGGGTATAATAAGTAAATAGAGAATACCCGGATGCAATACAATAAGGAGTAATCTAATGGGATTTTTCAGTAGCGACGACCCGGAAGTTGAGTTCCGCGAGGACCCAACGAGTAAGGCAGCCCGGTTACGAATAGAGGCGGCGTCTCAGGTTTCGCCGGAGGAAATACCTTTGCAGGAAATAGCGGGTTTCTCCGAACTTGAGCAGCAGGCGTTTGAGTTGGCTGGCGAGTTCCTGCGCGATGCTACCGGCGAGATCAGTATTGACAAGGCAATCGAGGTGGCGACGGAGATATCGCAACAGGGTTTTGATGTAAGTTCGCCGCAAGTACAGGGCATTATCCAGGAAATCAGGAAAACCGGCGACCTTGCCCTTAACCGGATAGGCCGTCAACTACAGTTGCGCGGGGCCGCAAGCACGACAGCCGGGCGCGATATTGCCGGCAGATCGATTGCGGAAACAGAATTAGCAACGGCTGGGGCACTGTCGACGTTGGCGACCAACTTTAAGGCTCAGAGATTACAAGCCACGAACTTGCTATCGGACCTTGTAGCCCGTAAAGCCGGGGTAACGACCGGAAGGATAGGAGTCGGGGCCGCAGCGGGTGAAGCTCAGCGGAGCTTGCAGCAGCGAATATTCGATGCCATGTTCCAACGTGAGCAGAAGAAGTTTGATTTCTCAACTATTGGGCAGTCCAGTATCGCAAGCCTGTTGTTGCAGACCCCGACCCCTGTAATTACTGGCGGCGGGCCGAGCGAACTACAGAAAATAGCCGGAGTAACCAGCGACATCGCGTCAATAGGCGGCAGTGTTGCCGGGTTGCTGAGTGGACTCGGAGGCTTAGGGGGCGGGACAGGGGCGGGTAAGGTAGGTTCGGGCGGCGGGCTTCCTAATCTTGGCGGGGCACGGTTTCCCGGAACTGCTGTAGCATAAATTTCTAAAACGAGAGGTATATCATGGCAGGCGTAATCGACCTAACAAGAGACCGGGGGCCAAGTGTGCAAGAGTCTACCGGGAACATTAACCGTGTGCTTGACTTGATGGGCCAGCGTGAACGGGTGCGGCAGAACCGCCAGCGGATAAATGACTTCGTGAGCGAGACGATCAAGTTGCAAGGTGAGAATCCTACTATGTCGCCTGATCTTGTAGCCCGCCAAGCGGCTTTGAACATCACAGAGAAAGACCCGGAGTTTGACCCCGGCATCGTTGGCGGCTTTCAGAAGTTCGCAAGCGGCCTTGACCGCGGCCCGTCGACTGTATTGACCGGCCCGATAGCCGAGGGGATATTGAATCAGCCGACCGGGATCGACCGCGCGAAGATCAAGGAGGCGATTCTGGCGAGCCAGGCAGCGAGGAGAGGCACAGCGGGACCTGTAAAGCCGACCGCCGAACAGAAGCAAAGAGACTCCGACCTTGCTATCATTAACAGGAAGACATCAAATCCGACCCAGGTAAACGAGGCAAAGGCTCGTGTAGTGGCATCCGGCCAACTGGTTGAGCCGACCGCACCAAAAGAACAGATCGACAAAGGATTCAGCGAAATAATGGACGGGCTCAAAAAGCTCAGTAAAGTTCAAAAGGGCGATGTTTTAGACAGGCGGTTCGGCAAGGAAGCTTTCGACGCCGGACTCGAAAAAGCAGAGGAGGTGGGATGGGAGGACGGTATAAATCCCGAAAGCGTAAAACGCGACTTCGAGGAATGGTGGGACGAGCAATTCGAGGCTGAAAAAGACCAGACGTTCCAGAAGTTCCAGGACCGCGCAGAGTTTCAAGAGGTCGCAAAAGACACTGGCATTGCCGCCAAAATAGAAGAAGCATTCAAGGCGGGAACGATTACTCAGGAGCAAAAGAAGAAAATCGAATCAGGTTTAGCAAAAGACCCGACAAAGGCCGAACAAATATTGCAGGCACTCCAGAACCGAGGAGCCCGGTAAATGGCAGATGTCTTTGATACAATCTTCGCCGCACCGCCCAAAAAGGATGAATTCGACGATATTTTCGAGTCCGATGAGTTCGACGACATTTTTTCGGAACCCATTTCTATAGATGAACCTGTGCTTGATTTGAGCAATGAACCTGTTCAGCAATTTGAACTGCCACTGCCGACAGCCGGCGCGGACCCGTCAAGCGTGGGGCCGCTACCTGTTGTTCCCGATGATAGAGTTGGGCTCAAGGAAGCCTTGAAACAGGAATTCGGAACAGAAAAGGTTTTCACTAAAATTCCGATAGTAGGTGGTATTGTCGGGTTGGGTCAAAATGCAGCAACGATAGAGGCTTCAAAAAGATTATTGACTCCAAATTTTGATTATGACAAGTTCAATCGCATTTCAAAAGAGACGCATGCAATAGGGATGACGTTCGCCCCATTCTTCCCCACTACGGGTGAGTCTGATAAAAAGAAAGTTGCGAATGCAATCAAGAATTTTGAGTTTGAGCAGAGAGGCAAAACATTTGCTGGAAAAGTTGCTTCCGGTGTATCCCAACTTCCTACATGGATGATAGAATTTGCGGCGACTGGTGGATTGGCTTCTCTTGGCGACGATGTTGCTCAAAAAGCAGGACAGAAGCTTTTGGGAAAGTATGTAAATACTGCGGCTGGAAAAGTAGCATTGAAAACAGCCGGACTGACTGCCGGTGCCGTAGTTAGGACCTCAATAGGCCTGCTTCCAAGGGTAGGCGAGAAGGCAACTGCCAGGCAAGCATTGATTTCGATAGGTGTCGCGGGCGAAGAAGGGTGGGCGACAAGTTTAGCAAAGGCATGGGGCGATGTGGCGATTGAGTCGTTCTCAGAGGAAACTGGCGGGTTAATAACCAAAGGGTTGTCTAAGGGCCTGTCTAAATTGCCGTTTGGCGGCAAATTTATAACATCCCTGCAAGATGATTGGGTCAAACTCACGGGGGGTACTGCTGACAATTTTGCAACCAAAATGCTTCAACGTGGTGGCTATTCCAGTATTATCGGTGAGGTTGGAGAAGAACGAGTAGGGACACTATTGAGGGAGGCTACAGGTGTCTCTGACCGCGAAGGTACGTTTGGAGAGCGTATATGGGAAGCTATGCAGGAGGATTTTGAACCATCTAATCTTGGCTCTGAAATCGTTACCCTTCTTGTTCCTGCCGGAGCCCGAGCAGCGGCCACGGCATTTAGTCCACAGAAAACAGGTGGTTTTCCGCCGCCTGCCGAGGTCGACACAACTCTTGCCGCCTTACAGTCCGAATCAGAGGCACGGGCCAAAATAGCCGAGAACGTACCCCTTGACCCTGCCGAACGCGAACAATTCCCGGAACTTGCCCGCCAAGAAGACCAAATCGCCAAGATCAGGGCGCGTGACCTTCGCACCATTCAGGAGGCTACGCCGGAATCTATCGCCGAGCAGGCTAAGCCCCCGCCAGTACAGAAGCCGCCAGCAGGCCCGCCAGCAGTGGCTCCTGTTGCGCCAGTAGCCGAACGGCTTGCCGAGGGTGCCGTAGAGGGGGTCAAGCCTACAGAGGCACAGGAGGGGGCTGAGGGGGTCGCTGAAGGCAAATTTGACAACCTCGACCCGAAGCAGGAAATAACAGTGTCGCTTGAAACTGGCAGAGAATCCATGACCGTAGAGGACGCGGTTTTCAGGATAGACGAACTTACCGACGAATCAACGGCGGAATTGGAAGCAGGAGAAAGGGCCGAAGCAGACGATGAATTGCAATCAATAATAAAGGAGTTGGATAAACTTCTTCCTGTCGAAGAAACAGCCGCCCAGCCCCCCGCCAAGCCAAAGACCGTGGCCGCAAAAGCGACCGAGGCACCACGTATAATCGTCCCGGAACAAATCCAAAAAGGCAAACCGTTTAAGCCAGTGAGCAAAAAAGGTCCGGGTTTAACGCAGGCTGAGCAGGCTGTATTGACGCCAGCACAGCAAGAGCAATTTAGATTCACGCAAACACAGGGTGAAAAGGCGGGCTTTAAGGCAGGGATGCAGGAAGCGGTCGCCGAGAATAGGAAAAAGATAAAAAACTTCCAACTTGCAGAAAAACTATCAACGGAAAACCGAACGGAAGCCCTTGAGGTTGTCAAGCAATTCGTCCCGAAAGAAAAGCAGGCGATATTTACCAGAAGAATATTGAACGCCAAGACCCCGAAACGGGTGGATCGGATAACGCAGGCGGTCCAACTGTTTATCGACAAAGCTGAGAAGCGGGCAGCGGTAAGAGACTTCAAAGCGTTTCTTAATAAAACAAATAAGGAGTTTCGCAGGGGAGAAGTGAAACTCGGTAAGCTCCCTACGGACATAAGGGAAAAGGTAATAGCAATCGTTGATAAATTCGACCCCGCCAAAATAACAGAGAGGAAAAGAAAGCAACTTGAAAAAAGAGATGAGTTTATCAAAAGAGTGTCAGGAACAGTGGCGGACGCTTTCGAGTCATTAGAAGATGCAGGGGTGGATATATTACAAATTCCGAACGCTCGGATCGATGAACTGCAAAGACTTTCCAAGGTTCACATAGGCACGCTTTCGACTGAACAGGTCAATTACATTAACGCATCCCTCGACCACTTAATACAAACCGCCCGGAAAAGGGGTGAATCAAAAGAAAGAGCGCGTTCCGAAAGAGTCGCCAAGCAAGTAAACGCTGCAAGGCAGGAAGTATCGAAAAGGGCAAAAGATGAAGGAATTATAAAACAACCGACCGGTGTCGGCGGCATGTTCCGTACAGTATTTGTCCAAGGACAATCTTCGATAAGAACTATGGCTGGCAGGGCTACTATAAAAGACAATAAAGCGACAATGGACTTGTTAGTTGAAAGCATACAGGACGCCAAAAGAGCCGAGCATGTAATTATAAAAGAATTTTCCGAAGCGGCGGGCAAAGCGATATCTAAAGATTTGGGTTTCACTAATAAGGATTCTGCGAAATTTGATAAACTCATTTCCATAACATTAGGCGGCAAGAGGTTCAAGATCGACGTTGACAATCTCTTTTCGATTTATATGCACATAAGGGCCGACGGCAATTTAAGGCAACTCTTGAACTCGGAAGGGCTTAATATAACCGTTGTCGAACGCGACCCGAAACTACTCAACGTTATCAAAACTAAAAAACAAATATTAACAGGTCGTGTCCAGCTTTCAGAAGTACGCGAGGTTGTCAAGATTATCGAGGCAATCCCGAAATTCAAAGAACTTTCAGAGACAACTTTTAAGTTAAACAAAGATGTTGTGTCGTCGGCAGTGAACAAAACCTCGATTGCTTTCCAGAATTTTCCGATAGCCCGCAAGGATAGGTATTGGCCTCAACCACGCTCTTTGACGAAGAACATTGAGGGCAAGGCTACGGATGTTTCAGTGGCGATTGAGCAACAAGGAATGTTCCTGCCGAAAAAAGGTGGAACGGCAAGATTGCTGATAAGGCCGTATAGAAGTCAATTTGTAAACATTTTGCAAACAAGTGCTCAATTTTCCGCGTCCACGTTACCAATGAGAGACGCCAAATCCTTACTTGGAAACAAACAATGGCAGGACAATATGAGGAAAGCGGGCAGGGGTGCGGAATTAAAAGGTTTAATAATGATGTTTCGCAGGATGCAGGGTCTTTCGACAGACAAGGCGTTCGTTGACCTTGCAGGCGCAAAGTTGTTGAATAATTTTGGCAAATCTGTACTGAGCTTGAGACTGTCTGGTTATGGGGTACAAACAGCAAGTATCCCGGCAGCCTATGAATTTATCGATCCAAAATACTTCAAGACTACTGAAATTATTCGCAAAGCCGCAAGAATCCCTGCTAAAGATATCCAGGAAATGATAGATTTGTCTCCTACTTTATGGATAAGATGGAAGGCAAAGCAATTCAATTATGTTACGGGCGGTGTCGCTGCCCAACATTCTTTTAATAATATGATCTTGAGCAAAACTCCGTTGCTCGACAAATTCTTAAACCAATATACATGGGGTGACCAGAAAGCCATTAAAATCATCTTTGATGCTGCACAAAATAAAGTTGCCGCCGAACAGGGTTTGAAAAAAGGCACTGCTGAAAATAAAAAAGCGGGAATGGCCGAAACCGAAAGAGCAGTAGAGACACAGCCAAATTGGGACATTATTTATCGTAGCCCGCTTACGTCAAGCCCAAACGTATTCCTTAGAGGATCATTAATGTTCCAGTCTGCTCGAAATGCACAAATGAACGTGCTTATGCGGGCGATCGACGATTTCAACAAAGGCCGGACGGGAGCAACGGAAGCGGGCAAGCGTATGGGCGGCGTGCTGTACGCAAACACTTTAGTTGCTATAGTTAAGAGATTGCTGAAACTTGGAATCAAGGCGGCGATAATAGGGTTGGTTTTGGTCGTGAGGGACGAGGAAGAGGATGCAGTCGGCGTAATAGCCAGAGAAGGACTAAAGGAAGTCAAGAGGCTCCCACAGGACACGGTAATAAATCTAATCGGGCTTCCTGCGTTTGGAAATATCCCTGCTAATATAGCAAGGGAAGTCATACGCAGTTTCAAAAGACCAGCGTCAAGTTTCAGGAAAATCACCGATGTACGAACTGGCAATTTCTTTACAGACTTGATTCTTGATGCAACAGGTATTGGGATAAGTGCAGGTTCGCTGGGCAAACATTTATTGACTCAGGAAAAAATAAGCAAAGGTCCAAGAGAAGGTCGTCCAAAATGGAAGGACGATGCAAAGGATATGGCAGCTGGCATTGCAGAACTTATTGCTATAAGATATGGTTTGCCACTGGCTGCACCAAAACAAGAGATATTTTTCCAAACAAAGGCGGCCCTAAGAGCGACTGAGCCGGCAACCCAGGAAGAGAAGAGGCGCACCTTTTTCAGCAAATAGGAGCATCGATGAACAACGAAGAACGCGACAAGATGTTAGCCGAGACTCTTGAAAAGACAACCCAGACCCATACGGCAGTCATGGTGATGGCGGAAAAGGTCGGCAACCATGATGACACACTTTACGGGAACGGCCAGCCGGGGCTTGTCAAGGATGTTGTAGTTCTGAAAGAGCGACAAAAGCAATGCCCCGGACGAAAAGCGGGCAGTGTTGAAAATAAGCGGCTGGGGGTTGCATACATTATGATGATTATAGGGGTCATAGCGGTTATTCTGAGTATTATCAATTTCTGGCATGGATAATGATTTGGCACGACTGGCAGCGCAAGATCGACCGGCTCGAACCCCGGCGGCTGCGTCGGTGGATGCGGATTTTGTGGCGTTGGGCGAGAAGTTTCTTGACTATCGGCAATTCATAGTGTATAGTTGTATTGAGCGAATACACTGAAAGTATACGTTCTTCCGGAAGAATAGGAGGTGTATTATGTGCAAGGGTTGAGAGCCCACAACAAAAATCCGAGACATAAGAGTTTTCAGGCCCCCGGCCCGCCACGGCGTCGGGGGCTTTTATTATCCCTGCTTATAAAACCCGCCATACTATTAGTTAGCCTAATACAAGCAGATTTATTTAATTTTTCATTTGACTTTGCTGAAATATCCGTATAATTTACGGTATGGACGCAAGAAACGATATTCTGACCAACTCACACCGAGCCGCTTCTCGTCACTTGCGTCCAGCATACCGGCGGGGGGCGGTTCATATTTTGATATATCGAGAGGTGAAGTATGAGTGAACAGACAGAGTGGAGTATCAGAAAGGTAGATAACGTTCGTGAATCAGGACGCCCCGAAGCCATCGAGATATATTGTGGCGAAACCTGCGTCTGCTCGTTTCACGAAGAAGAAGATACCTTTGAGGGTGTGAGCCTCGCTGATATGGAGTTCGCCGAATACATTGTCCGGGCGTGTAATGCGTTCCTGGCGTTGGTGGATGCGTACAAGGCGTATCGGGCCTTGATGAAGCGGATAGACGCAGGGGAGGACGATAACGTTACTGTTATGGACTGGAGGCTTCTCGATGGCAAGATTAAAGCCGCCCTCGTTGCGGCAGGGCAAGACTAACCTTTTAGGAGAATAAAGTGGACATCATAAAAGAAAAGAATATTCACAAGAAGTACAAAACCGTCCGCATTATAATCAGGACTAATTGTTACACGAGCATGTTCAGTCATTTTGTAATGTTGAAGTCGGTTTTAGACACAGATTTTCCCGACATCGACGCTGACCCCGAAGTGATACAGTACGGCGGCAGGCGTTACAAAGGAACTTTTGGCCTTGAAGTTATTGTCCCGCAAGGTACTGCCGTTCCGGATGAGTACGAGGAAATTGGACAAGTAGAGTATAAGCTTTAGGAAAACCACAATGAAGTATTTATTCTCATTAGTAATCGTGCTGTCGTGTCTGTTTGCAGGTTGCACGTCAAGGGTAAGACAGACTACGGACGCCCAAATATCTTTCGACCCCATCGCTTCATGGTTTGGCCGGGGCGTCAGCGGCAAGCAGGTAACGCCGATCAAGGATGAAACCACGGTGACCCGCGCCAATTCGGGCGCCTTCTACAATGGGGGGCGGTAAGATGGACTACATCGAAGATTTAATGTGGGCCTGCGACAGGTTGCTGTGCTGTGTGGCAGCACAAGACGTCTGCAACGCAGGTGACTGGGCTGACTGGCACACGAAAGAACTGTACTTGCGATGCAAGATCGAGCGAATACAGCGGTTAATGTAGCTCTTTGAAAATTACGAGACCGGCGGCGTGTGTGAAACGCATTTAGTTAGTGAAGCCCGGTATCACGCCAACGTAAATGGAAGCGCCGGTTCAAATCCGGTACTAAATCAAGGCAACGAGGTACCCGTTGTAGCAGGTTAGAATCCTGCCCGGTCTCGTATAACAAGTGGATAGGTGTGGCAGGTGGCGGATATCCGTGCTGGAAAACCAGTCAATGCGTCTCGCCTTCTTCGCTGGGCGGTGGAGGTTGGCAAACGTCCACCTAAATGATTGAACGAGGCCCCTGCCCACCTAATTTTAGGAGATAAGAAGAAATGACAGTGGAAGAACTTAAAAAGATTTTGGAACATGCCCCCGATGACGCCATAGTTCACCGATTCGCTTCCAGTAGAGACGGCGACCCTATTGAAATAAGCGTTGACAATGTGCAGATTACGTTTAGTGCGGATGGCCCAGAAATACTTTTAACGTAGGAGATAAGAAGAAATGAAATCAAGCCTAAACATTTTACTACTGACCGCGAGTATCGTTCTTGCTATAGCTGTTTCGTTCGAGATGAGTCGTACTCTCCATAACTATTACCATCGCTCAACAGTTTTCTCCCCTCCGGAGCCTGGTGTCAGTCCTACACAGGGCGGCCAGGCTCTTACAGACTTTTCATCACCCTCCTCCGAAGTGGCGAGTATTAAGTCCGCCACTTTTACTTCTGACGACTTGCTTGACGCTTTGATTTATATCGAAAGTCGTGGTGCCGACAGTGCCATTGGCGACAATGGGGCGGCGGTTGGGTGCTTGCAGATACATAAGATTTATGTGGACGATGTCAATCGGATATTGAAGCTAAGGGCTCCAGTTCCAATCGGCAATGTCTTTAGTTACGAGGACAGACTCGATAGAGACAAAAGTTTGGCAATGGTTGGTATTTACATAGGTGTTTACGGTCCTAAAGCATGGGATGAATTATGGGCAAGCGGGCAATTTAAGACAACTGATGAAGCAATAGGATGGATGAAGATGTTTGAACTTCAAGCTCGTATTCATAACGGCGGCCCAAACGGCCACAAGAAAGAATCCACAAAAGCCTATTGGCTCCGCGTCAAGGCCAGAATGGAGGCGAAATGAGCAGAGATGATAAAAAGCCATATTCGCAAGACACAATGCGTACATTCAAGGGCTTATGTAAGGGCCGTATAATCCGCTTGACAGAGGCAAGGCAATCCATCCTCGTTAAGACATTGACCTCTATCGGCAGAGATGATGAGGTGGCTGCGAAACTTGATGAAGTCATAATACAATATGACCATATAATCGAGGCCGAAAGAGTATTATTTCGGTACTTATTCGGCAGGTCTAATGCAAAGGACACCCCCCATGCCTGAGAACCTAACCCCAACCCGACTGGAGAGTCAATAATGTACTTTAATCCTGAGCATCTTGTTGGAGTAATGTCGTTGCAGCCACAAGGAACGAACAGCACTTTTTTCACGGAATGTTGCGAGACTGCAATTTGTGATGATGAACCAAACTGCCCGCGATGTGGCAGGAAAATCAGGGGGTGGGATGCAGAAAGCAATCATGAAAGCCATATGGTACGATGGCGATACGCTACTGCCCATTGGCAGCGGAAAGCGAGGTCTTGATGCCTGAGAACCTAACCGACAAACGACTGGCAGAGATGGCGGCGTGGAACGAGGTTGTGTTCAATGGATACGCACTATCACTATGGCCGGAGGATGCGAAATGAGTAAATACCGATGCGATGGATGCCAAGATGAAGTAAAAAACCCTCAACCGTGCATATTGGAAATACCTGACGATTCGATTGTTGAGCCCGCACATTGCCCTTTCCCGGACTATGACTTATTTGTTAATTGGGTGCTTATTAAGGACTCCCCCAATGCCTGAGACCCTAACCGACAAACGACCATTCAATGACCTGCGCACGGCAGCGATAGAGGTAGCCGAAACCTTGGGCGCATCGTTTGACGAATCCTATACTATCTCGTGTGAGCAATGGTTGTTCGAGCGATATGAATGGACTTTCATACAATCAGGAGACGACAGTAAGGTTTTCACCCTGTCGATCTCCGGCGACGATATTGACAAGTATTTTAGGGATGCACCGTGAAAATCCACCCCGATATCGTACAGGGTTCGCCTGAGTGGTACGCCATCCGTTTGGGCAAGGTAACGGCCAGCAATTTCAGCAAGGCGGTTTCAAGTGGCCGTGGCAGTAACCCCAGCAAGACTCGTAAAGATTATATGAAAGCACTTGTCTATGAAAGAATCCACGGAATACCTTTCCCCGGAAAATTCAAAGGCAACAGTGCAATGGCCCACGGAAATGAGACAGAGGACGAAGCCCGCGGTTATTTCGCGAGCCTGATGGGGGAGGATATTAAACAGGTCGGTTTCATTGACTACAATGACGATATAGGTTTTAGTCCCGATGGTTTGATGGGCGACGATACTACCCTTGAGATCAAGTGCCCCGAGCTTTTAACATATATGGATTACATAGAGGCGGACCGCATAGATTTCGGTAGCCTTTCAAAAGCGTACAGGGACCAGGCACAAGGGGGCATGTTCGTAACGGGCCGGAAGTATTGCTATTTTGTTCTTTATGATGCACGTTACCCAAGCAGGCCGTGTATGTATGCCCGGTTCGACCGTGACGAAGAGTATATAAAGAAACTGCACATCGGAATAGTGATGTTCGTGAACGACATGAAAGAAATGTACGATAAACTAACCAAATGCCCTTTTTGAAAGGAAAATGACATGACAGACGAAATGAGCCTCGCAGTATTCGACCCGATCAAGGCACAGCTTGCAGAGTTGGCGGCAAAGGATGAAAGCCTTGTATTCGACCACACGACTGAGGATGGCGAAAGGAATCTCCGGTCGTATGTTTACCGGCTCCGCAGCCACAAGACCGCCATTGCGGACCTGCACAGGACCACCAAAAAGGGCGCTTTGGAGTTTGGCCGCAAGGTCGATGCTGTCAAGAACGAGTTGACCGCGGGCGTCCAAGCGATCATCGACGAGCGCATGAAGCCCCTGGATGAGATCGAGGACGCCAAACGCAAAGCCGCAGAGGCGATTGTCGCCGCAGAGGAGAAGGCGGCACAGGAGGCCGAGGAAAAGCGCCTTGCCGACCTGAAGCGCCGCGAGGAGGAAGTCACCGCCAAGGAAGCTGAGCAGAAAGCCAAAGAGACTGCCGCAAAAGTTGAAGCCGACAAGGCCGCTGCTGTCAAGGAGGCCGTAGCTTTGGGCGAACGCAATACGCAAGACGCCATCGCAGCCGAGCAGGAAAAGACACGCCAAGCCAACGCCGCCGAGGAAGCCGAGAAGAAACGTCTTGCGGACATAGATATGAAGCGTATCGCCAACAAGAGACATCGGCAAAAAATCAGGGGAAACGCCATAGCCACCATAGAAGAAGGTCTTGGCGAACTGTTTACTGCGGAGCAGCTTGTCGCGTTCATCGACGAGGGCCATTGCAAATATTTATCCATAAACTATTGAGGAGAATCATGAGATTAAGCGACGTAGAAACCAAAGTTGTCGTAGAGGTGCAAGGCGTAGAAGTGGAAGATGTGGAAGTAACGGTTGACACTGAAAACGTAGTCGACCAGATACCGCTCAGCGACCTTGTGTCCTATCTTGGAACGGGCGAATTGCTGGAGGAAATCGGCGACGAGGCCGCTATAGAGTATTTCGGCATTGAGGTTGCCGAATAGAAAGGAGAATCATGGCAAAGACAAAGAACGAAATACAGAAGGCGGACGAGACAACCGGCCTTGCAAGGGTTGACCCAGAGTCGCCGGCGGGCATAATGATGCAGCTAATGAGTAACGGTGGCGGAGACAAGTTCGACGTTGAAGGTTTCGGGAAAATGCTCGAGTTTCAAGAGCGACATGAGGCCAACCAGGCAAGAAAAGTTTTCGCCTCTGACTTTGCGGTTGCACAGTCGAACATAGATGCCGTTGTAAAAACAAAAGTCAACCCGAATACAAAAAGCAAGTATGCCGGGCTTGACAGCGTTATCGAAATGGCACAGCCCGTATATACCGCACAGGGTTTTTCTATCATTTACTATGAAGGGAAAGCCGAGAAGGCGGAAGATGTACGAGTTTATGCGGATGTTTTGCACAAGGCAGGGCACAAGGAGACGTACCACCTTGACGTTCCGTTGGGCGGAGTAGGGATAAAAGGCGTTGTCAATATGACCAGAATACACGCCAAGGCTACCTCTTTTACTTACGGACGGCGATACTTGCTCTGTATGATATGGAACATCCCAACGCAGGATGCCGATGGCAACCCGCCGGGCAAGAAACCACCTATGGTCGACCCGCCAAAAGAAGAAGAGCAGGAAGCCATTGACGCAATCGCCGAGCAGATCGAAGCCCCGCCGGGAATGCGGGTCGACGCGAAAAAGGTTGCCGCTATCTGCTACGAAAAGGAACAGAGCTACCCGGATATAGCGATGGTAGGCCGAGTAGTTGCATGGTTCGCCAAATTCGACCGCCCTGAAATCTTCATTCCCGACAACCGCAGCGACTTCGAGAAAGATCAGGGTTTACCCGGCGACGAGGACAGTGTGCCGGACGAGCAGCAAGAGGTTCTTTACCGATGCACACTGTGTGGCATGGAATTCGGCACGCCCAAAGAAGCCGCCGAGTGTATACATTAAGAACGAAAGACGTTGATGCCTAATTATAGCGGGAAAATCAAAGACGGAGCATTGAAGGTCACCCGCCCCGACCTGCTGAACAAGTGGATCGGCAAGCACGACGGCGAATGGTTCAGTCTGTCTTTGAAGATCCCGCACAAAGACCCGGACCCAAAAACGGCAGAGCAGTTGGGCATCTATTGGGGGCTGTTCGTGCCGGAGATAACAGAGCAGTTGACGGCGGACGGGCACACGATAACCATTTCAGCTTTCGACAAAGTTACCGCAGAGCGGAAATACACAGACCTGGACACGCACGAACTACTGACTGCGCTATGCAACCACGTAGGCGAAAACGGGACTCTGATGCGGATGTCCGATGACGATATGACTGTCACCCGAATGAGCATTGTACTCGACAACGTAGTGAAGTTTGCCGTTGGCAGCTTGCACATGAACGGGGATAAACTTAAATCGTGGCGTGAAGAATAGAAACTAAATCCAAGGAGAAAGAATCATGAAGGATGACATTAAACGCATGGCGCAATTCCTGTTCGATAACGCCGAATTTCTGGCGGGATTCCTCGCAAGGAGCGACAATTACAGATCCCTGACGGTCAGTTTCGACCATCACAAGGGCGACACTGGCAGGAAGATATCTGACTTTGGCCTGTATGACGCTGCCGGGAAAGTACATGAGAAGCTGGAAGGTAGGGCTGTCCGTATCGGGAGAGTGAGAGAGTTGGTTTGCCGACTGGACGAGGACACGCGAACTGTCCCCCTGCCTGAACAAGATAAAATCCGAGACAGCTTAGAATAACACGGACGCCCCGACGGACGGGGCATGGATGGGCGATGGACCGGGTAACGGGCACGGAAGCCCTTAATTGATAACTTTAATTCAGGAGGCCACTTATGGCAAAGAAGAAAGTAGCAAAGAAGAAGGTCGCCCCGCCAAAGGAAAAGGGCGAACAGCAAGAGTTGTTTGAACTTCTCGGCGAGCACGCTGCGGAGATCAAGCAAGCGGGCAAACTTTACAAGAAGTACCAGAAGACTCGGTTGGAGTCGTTGAAACTTGAGATTGCCCAAAAGACGGTTATCCGTGAACTCGCCAAAAAGGCGAACTTGCAGCGGATGTCTGACGGTGTGATCCGGTTCAAGGTCGACGGGATGGAGATTGAGATTGAGCCCCGCGACGACGTTGTGAGGGTCAAGGAGAAGAAAGAGCCGAAGGCTACGAAGTAGTTTTCCTTTCCGGTCGGGCGGCACTTGCTTCGGACCTGTGCCGGCGGTGATTGGATCGCTTCCAAGCCCCGGGGCAAGAAATACAGGATAAACGCCGCCCGGCCATTTAATAACAGCATACAGCAGAGACGAAATGAGAATACAGGCCACGGCACTAATGACCATCCCCGAAAAGGCGATGCTTGAGAAGTTGGCGGAGGAAAACGGCGTTGCCCAGACCGTTATTCTCAGGGCCGGGCTGTACCAGTTCGCAAGCAAGCCAGAAGTACAGCAGGTCTGGGTAGAATTGGCGACCCAAGAATTTAAGCGGGAAATTCCAGACGGAGAGGCATTATGATCGAGTTCTTTGTTCCAGGCAAGGCCGCAACGGCAGGCAGCAAGAAGGCGTTCTACGTCAAGAAGCTCAAGCGGGCGATCATAACCCACGACAGCAAGAAAACCAAACCGTGGATGAACACCGTTAAATTCTTCGCTATGGCTGAATATCAAGGCCTCCTGCTTTGTGGGCCGGTGAAACTGACTATGGAGTTCAGGCGGTTGCGTCCAAAGGGGCACTACGGCAGCGGTAAGAACGCCCACACGCTCATCAAGGCAGGCATAGAGGCCCCCCTGCCGATTACTAAGCCTGACCTTACAAAGCTGGTACGGGCGGCAGAGGACGCCCTGAAGGGTGTTATATGGCGTGATGACTCCCAAGTGTGCATACAGGAAACCCGGAAGGTCTACGTTGACCGCGATCCGGGCGTGCAAATTCAAATATCAGAGATTATTGAGAGCAAGGAAGTTGGTCTATTCGGAAAGGACGCGCAAAATGGAACATGACATTAGTTTTCGCAGGAACGGGAAAGTTGTCGAGTTGCGGATTGCAACAGACCTCCCCTATCACGGAGCGGAGGAGTCGTACATACTTTTCTCCAATGAGTATACCAGCGAAACCGAGGCCGAATTGCGGGTCCGGTATTTCCGGGACAGGCACCAAGCGGCTATGCAAAAAATCCGCCAGGCCGAATTCCGGTCTGGGTGGAAGCACGCGAAAGCCAAAAAGCGGGGCCGAGCCTCCTTCGACTGGTTCATGGGGAATTTCAAGACAAAGGCGTCGCATGTCTAAAGAGATTTACGAGGCCATCCAGCGGGAAAAGGCGGAAAAGCATGGAACTTGACACCGTAATTTGCGGCGACTGCCTTGAGGTTATGCGGGACATGCCGGATAACTCGGTGGATTTGGTGCTTACTGACCCGCCGTATGGGATAACTCAGTGCAGTTGGGATTCTATGGCAGATACTAAACTGTGGCCGTTTTTGTCCAAGCTAAAGAGTAGGGGTTCGCTTGTGTTGACGTGTTCTCAGCCATTTACAAGTTTATTAGTATCAGCCAACATTGATTATTTTAAATACGATATGGTATGGGACAAGGGGAATGTTTCCGGTTTTCTTAATGCACGAAAAATGCCATTAAGGGAACATGAGGACGTGTTGGTGTTTGCCAAAGAGAAGATTGGGAATTTTACTTATAATCCCCAAATAACACAAGGGGCTATGCAAAAAAAGGGCGGCAAATTCAAGAAACATACCGAATTGTACGGTAAATATAAACCAGCCCTCACAATGAACGATACCTATTACCCAACAACACTAATATACACGGGTACGGTATTCAGAAATGATAACGTGCATCCCACACAAAAACCTGTGGCCCTGATGGAGTATTTGATTAAAACCTACAGCAATGAGGGCGACACCATCCTTGACCCCTTCTTCGGCTCTGGCACTACAGGCGTTGCCGCTGTCCGCATGGGCCGCCACTTCATAGGCATAGAGATAAACCCCGACTACTGCAAGATAGCCGAGAAGCGGATAAAAGACGAACGCAAAAAATACGCACTTTTCCCCGAAGAAAAGACTTGACACCGGGCATTAAGGAATGAATATGGAATTGCCAGAATACACAGTTTTGGAAAACGGCTACATCCACGGCACTTGGTTCTGTGGGAGGCCGACGGAGAAGTATTACGGATCCCACCCGAAAGGGTTTTGGCGACGGGCGCAGGAGATAATCGGATCCGACAACATGCTTCACTGGTTCTGTGGGCTTGCTGAGGGCGGGCATCGCGTTGACGGCAATCCAGACGTAAACCCGGACACTGTATGCGTAGGAACCGCCCTGCCCTTCCCAGACAACCATTTCGACAGTGCCTACGCCGACCCGCCGTACAGCCCACGAGACGCAAAGCGCTATGGCTTAAAATACCCCCCTGCCCGCACCGTTTTGCGGGAAATGGCCCGGGTTACGAAGCCGGGGCGGCTGGTCGGCCTACTCCATGAATTCCTACCCGTGGTAAAAGGATCCGGCTGTAAGCTGGTCGGCGTGATCGGTATTATCAACGGCCCCCAGAAGCGCATCCGGGGCTTTTACTTATTTAGGAAACTTGAGAATACCCCTTGACACCGGGCAAATGAAATGGTAGAGTATGGTATGCTAAAGTCAAGATTACAGTTGAATATTTCCCGGCAACCAACACAAGTCCTTTGTGGTCTTGGCTTTAGCAGGTACGTTGGTTCGCCGGGTTTTCCTTTTTTGGAGGCCCCATGAAATCCCACATAGCTCGGCGAAAAAGCAATCTACCCGCCAAACCGTCCGAATTACGTAAATGGATACTCATTGGCAAAGTGAAGCTGAGGGCACAAATCGCCGCAATTAAGGCCATAAAGTCCATCGAGGAGGCTTCTGTGGCTACTCAAGCGGCCCTTGAGGACACGCAGGACTTGGCAGAGGAATTACTTTACGCCGAAGCCCAGATGGGTGCAATGCTGGAAGCAATACCGAAAAGCGGCAAAGACCAAACTTCCGGCAGAGGAAGTATGGTTAGTTTGCCCGATGGTATTGGCCACAAGGAAAGCCACTACGCCCAAAAACTAAGCAAAAATGAGGGTGTTATTGCTACCGTTGTGGCTGAAGCCCGTGAAAAAGGCGAAGTACCTGTCCGGCAGCATGTACTCAGGAAGATTAAAGCTAATGCGCCAAAGCCGAAGAAGACGCCTTTGCCGAAAGGTAAATATGACATAATTTATGCCGACCCGCCTTGGGAATACCAAAACACAGGAGTAGCGGGGGCCGCAAGTGAGCAATATGCTACAATGCCGATTTCGGAACTTGTGAAAATGCAAGTAGGGGAAAAAATTGGTAAAGATGCAGTTTTGTTTTTATGGGTCACAAATCCGTTGCTCGAAGAGTGCTTTCCTGTTATTTCCGCGTGGGGGTTTAAGTACAAGACTAATTTTTGTTGGCGGAAAATGAATCGTACTTCGGGTGTAGGTTTTTATGTTAGGGGGGTCCATGAACTGCTCCTTATCTGCACAAGGGGTTCAATGCTGCCAGTGCAAACCCCGCTGTCCGTGATCGCCTGTTCGGCCAGAGAACACAGCCGAAAGCCGGACGAGGTATATGGGATAATTGAACGCATGTACCCACAAGGGAAGTATCTCGAGCTATTCGCCCGTAAAGCAAAACCCCGCAAAAAATGGACGTTTTGGGGGGCCGAAGCATGAACCATGTGCAAACAGGAACCGGCAAAAACCGATCCTACGGTGGGGATTATATGGCAGTCGGTAAAGAGGGGGAGCGAGTTGTAATCCAGTGGCTTGAATCGAGGCCGAATGTTTTAGGGGTTTCCGACTTTAGGGATGTAAGACAAATACAAGAGGCCGATGTTGATATTGGTGTGCGTTTATACACAGGGCAAGTTTGCCTTGCAGAAATCAAGACCGACACTTACTTGGGGACTTCGGGTAACATTTTGAATGAAGTCCTGCGTATCAACCATTACTCCGACCACGATGTAGCAGGATACTTGGGTTGGACGTGGAGAAGCCCTGCGAAATGGCTCATTTATTACGCACCGAACCGGACGCCCCCCGCTATCTACAAAGCGACCTTTGCCGACGTGCGGCTGGTCTTACAACGAGTCAGTAAAGAAAATGACGTGAGGTTTACAACTGTCAGGACGGACTCCGGCAAAACAACTTATAATATCCTTGTCCCGGAAAGTGAGTATGAAGGGGTTTTCAAAATATATGAGTTGAGCAAATGACTAATCCAAAGAAAAACACCGGCAAAGCTCCAAGCGTCCAGTTCTATTATAAGGACTTTTTAGCGGACCTGCACGACCACCCCGTCGATGTTGTTGGGGCATGGATGTTGGTCCTGATTAAGATTTGGCACGAAAAAAGTAACGGTGAAGTAACGCGGTCTGTAACGCAGTTTGCTTTAACCATGCACGTTACGGAGGACAGGGCTTTGGAGTATCTGAGGTATTTTGACGATGAGGGTATCGCGGACGTCACTGGCGTAACGGACCGTAACGGCAAAATAACGGTAGTAAACAGGAGGGCTAAAAGAGACGCTAAACTGTTGGAACAAAACAGGTTACGACAGCAACAGTACCGGGACAAGCACAGCGATAACGACGATGTAGCGCCGGAAAAGGGCAACCCTTCTACTTCAACTTCAATTTCTTCTTCAACTCCAACTACCTTAATCGAGATTGATAAAGAAAACAAAGCTCTCGAAAAGGGGGGGTTGGGATTGAACAAAGCAGTCAAGATCCGAGCGATGTTATTTGGCGAAGAAATCGACGGGATTTTCCACAATATATCAAGAGACGAAGCAACGACTTTCCTGAGGATCGCTCAACACCTATCGGAAGAAGTGATTCTGGGGGCTCCGATAGAGATATTTGACGAGGCTATCGGGTGGGCGAAAAAAGCGATGGATGGCAACGCCCGAAGCCCCAAAGGGCTGTTCGTGTCGAAAGTAAAAGAGCAAACCGGCTTCCGGGGCCGGGGGAGATTACTAAACAAATAAAGGCGGTTTTTAATGGAGTGAAACATGAGAGAGATAAAGTTCAGGGCTTGGGATATAAGCCGTAAGGTAATGCACGTAGTATATCGGCTAACTTTTTCTGACGAGGGCGACGAGCCGTTTAGCCATGAGGAAGCACAAATTCATTACGAACACGAATGGCATACGTTAGACAGAGACGGATACATTCTCATGCAATACACCGGCCGCAAGGACAAGAACGGGGTGGAGATATATGAGGGGGATATAGCAAAGCAAAGACGTGCTGGTTGGTCAGAAGGCAACTTGACAGGTGGCGAAGTTAAGATCGAAGTGTCAAGGGGGGTTACTATTGGAAATTGGCCTGCGGCATTTGATATTGAAGTCATCGGCAACATCCACCAAAATCCAAAATTGCTGGAATAACTAATGCAAATAAAAACAACGCGAAAAAGCGAACCTCACGGATAGAAAGGAATAGCGACAATGGCAAAATACGCAAGCAATACAACGGTCTCGGCTGACAGGTCGAAAGCAGAGATTGAAAGAACGTTGATTCGCTATGGGGTTGATGAGTTTTTCTATGGCCGCTCGGCAAGCGGTGCAGGGATCGGGTTTACTTTTAAGGGCCGGACAATCAAGCTGAATGTACCAATGCCGAGCCGTAATGATTATCGGGACAACAAAGCAGGCGAAGACGACTGGAACAGAGAGCGTCGGCGACTCTGGCGAGTTTTGTTGTTATCGATTAAAGCTGATCTTGAAGCGATAGACTCAGGCTTAAAAACTTTTGAAGATGTATATTTGGCATACACTTGCTTGCCGAACGGCTCTACAGTAGGGCAGGAAATTCAAGAGAAGATTGATGTTATGGTAACTGGCGGTCAGATGCCGAAGCTGTTGACATGAAGGGCAAGGATAGAATATGATGAACCGAACAGGATTAAGAAGGCGGCCACAATTTGACGAGACGCCAGAGATATCACACAAAGAACTCGTTAAGCAGGCAGGGCTATGGTTACGAAACTGCACAAGTACCCACACGGTTGTAATAACTGAACTTTCGACATCGAATTCTGAGACGCCGGACGCTATGGGCTTTGGCTCTGGGGGTTTCTCTACATTGATAGAATGTAAGGTGTCGAGGGCCGATTTCTTTTCGGACCGCAAAAAGCATTTCAGAAAGCACCCAGAACAAGGCATGGGGCACAGGCGTTATTTCATGGCACCTGTGGGGATGCTAATGCCGGAAGATTTGCCGAAGAATTGGGGGCTGATTGAGGTATACGAGAAAACAGCAACGGGGCGACGGCGTCGGCATGAGATAGTAAAGGCCAACCACTTGCCAATCATAAACGAACGCGGACAAACTGGAATGCTTGTGTCAGTATTACGAAGGCTGGAAATATCAACTGCTGTATTCGTGCGGCAAGGATAGAAAGGAATAGCGATGGCGACAGTAAAACAAAGAATGCAGGCCTTGGGAAGTGAGCCGCAGACATGCACCCGGAAGTTTAAGCGGGCTGAGATAATGATTGCGGTTGAATATGACGACGGGAACCCTGCGGGATGGCACACGCAAGAATGTATCGACTATTGGTGCCGTAATGGAGAGCCGATGTGTTTGCAAGCTGAGAAATTGGGAGAGTAAGGCGATGGCAACGAAAATATCGTGGGCGGACGAAAGCTGGAACCCGATAGTCGGATGCAGCAAAATAAGCGCGGGGTGCCTCAACTGCTATGCGGAGAAGATGGCCCGGCGGCAAGTAGCGATGGGCACGCCGGGGTATTATTCTGTTATGGACGGCAAGAAGTGGAATGGCAAAACCGTTCTTGTAAATAAAAAACTCGCAATACCCCTGCACTGGCGCAAGCCCCGCAAGATATTCGTATGCTCGATGTCGGACTTGTTCCATGAATCGGTACCTTTTGAGTGGATAGACCGAGTAATGGATATTATTGAACAATGCCCGCAACACTTATTTTACTTGCTTACGAAACGGTCAGCGGAAATGCGAGATTATGTTTCAACTTATGGCGGCGATGGCGGCCCCTTACCCCCCAACGTCCACCTCGGCGTAACCGTAGAGAACCAGGACAACGTCGGGCGGATAGCTGACTTGGTTCAGACCCCTGCGGCAAAGAGGTTTGTTTCATTTGAGCCGTTGCTCGAAGACATGCCCTATATCCCCGACTTAGAACAGGTAGATTATATGTTTGCGGGGTGTGAGTCGGGGCCGGAGCAAAGGTTGTGTTCACTTAATGCCATTAGGTATCTTATGAGCGATTGCCGAGACGCAAAAGTCAAAATCCACGTCAAACAGATCCCGCTCAACGGTAAGTGCAATAAGAAGATCGCAGAATGGCCGGAAGAATTCAGAGTAAGGAAAATATGAAATGAAAGAGCATCCGATATTATTCAAGGCCGATATGGTCGTTGCAATAATGACCTGTTCGCAATGTGGTACGATAACGCTTGAGATTGAGTGTCCGAAGTGCGGGTCAAAAAAACGGCTCAAGACGCAAACGCGGAGAATTTGCAGAGAATCTTTTATTTATAGCTTGACAGATGACCGGATATATGGTATCCTTACAGATGTTAATGTTATTAAGAAAGGATTTAGTCATGCAGAAAGTCGAACTGAAACCGATACCTGTTTCGCCGAATCAGGATTACTTAGCTGGCTCCGATGGACAAATTTACTCTCGGACGAAATACAAAGGCTTTGGGAGAAAGGAATACGTGGACTGGTATCCATTAAAAGGGCACAGGCAAAAGGGAAAGGGGTACATGATAATCTCCCTGTGCCACGACAGCAAGAGGGTTACAAGGTCTATCCATCGTCTTGTATGTATGGCCTTTCACGGGATGCCGGAGAAAAAATCTACGCAGGTGAGGCATTTGGATGGGAACCCGTCAAACAACAAGCCGGAAAATTTGAAATGGGGAACCCAAATAGAAAATTGGCAGGACAGAAAGGCTCACGGGAGAGGTTGCGAGGGAGAGAAGCACCCAATGGCAAAACTGACAGACGAGGAGTGTCAACACTTACGGTGGGCAATCAAAAGTGGGTTGTGCAGCCAGCGACAGGCAGCAAGGGCATTGCAAATGTCTCAGGGTGGCATTTGGCATATAGTGAATATCAGATAGAGTCGTTGCTCTGGGTGCGGGAGCCGTTCAGGATTGAGGGCGACGACACAGTAAAGAAGCTACTTTGGGGGCGATATACTCGCGACGACTCGTGCCTTTTTAACGAGGTAACACAACGGGAATGGGACAGGTTTATGAATTGGAAAAAGCCTTACGTCGGCAAATCCAGCTTGTATATGTTCAAGTCGCTTGCCCGGCTCTGGCTCAAAGTCAAGTCTGTGCGAGGGGAGAGGGTGCAGGATATAAGCCATGCCGACATTGAGGCTGAAGGTGTAACTTTTGATTTAATAAGGAGCCTCTTGAAGCCAACAAAGACCAAACAAGGGCATTGGATAACTGGGCGAGATTGTGACTCGTCAGAAGATTATTGCTATGATTGCGCCAAGAAAGTAGTTGACGAACTTAATGCCAAGGAAGGTGATAGGGATAATGTAGTCGATGGCGGGTGGGAAAACCACGACTCAGACTATCAAGCTCGTTGCGAAAAATGTGATTGCCTGTTGAATTATTGGCCTACCACCCACCTTTTTGAAACAGAAGTTGACGGGTTTGAGTCGCGCAGCGAAATAATGCCATTGAGCAACGAAGACAGATACTCGCTTGAGACACTTCTCGGTGCGGCTCCCGACCAAGATGAAGCACTTCAAAATAGAGTGTTGAAGTTGTGCTGGCGATACCTTTGGGACTCTATAAATGCCGAGCCAAAACCGTGCTACAGGAAAGAAGAAATAACGCATTACGTATCATACCCTTGGCAGGACATACGGGAAACCAGAGAATATCGGGGCAAGCCGTGGTACGTATACGGTAACCCATTGCAGTGGGTAGTTGAATTTGAACGCACTGAAAAGGAG